CGTGCCGCTCGTCCAGCATTGCCTTCATGGCCGTGAGCGCGGTCGCTGTCTTGCCTGCGCCAACCCACGCGAGGATCATCGCGCGGTCGTTGGCGAACAGGAAGTCTGCGGCCTCGTCTTGGTAGGGTCTAAGCCGCATTTTTTTCCTTCAGTTTTGCTTCGATGCCCCGTGCAAAATCAAACCACCCGCTCTCCCATGCGTCGTACTCCTGATAGGTAGCATATCGGTCGTACATGGTCTGCGTCTCTTCTTCCGTCAGCCCGACCCATTGGCGCGGTGCGGTGTACAGCAGTTGAATGCTTGGGTCATCAAACTCACATTGACCGTATTCGATTTCCTCACACTCACCGTCAGTATTGACATACATCCACGCCACCGGCTTCTCAGCCTGCTCGATGGCAGCGCGGAGATTGTCCATCGCTGCATCAATCTCACCCGGCAGAGCGATAGCGTTCTCGCCAATGCTAAGTTGGTTGATTTGCTCCAGCACTTCCAGCGCCATTTTCATCGCCTCGATACTCATTTTTTCCTCCACAAAAACCGCAACGTCAGACCATTAACAAAGTTCCGCTTGAACCGCGTCTCCGGTGCCCAGATCACATAGCCAAGCACGATGCCAACTGCGTAGCCAATGAAGAACGCTTCTGTCATTTATTTCTCTCCTTCAGCATTGCATCTGCTATGCGGTAAGACACAGACGCAATAGCATCAACAGACAAAAGTTCTTCTGTATCGGCAGCTAGAACCCCTTGCAATGCCTTCGCAGCGAAGTAGTCGCGCAGGGTCATGCCTTGGCTGTTAGCGATTGACAACGCCGCAACAACTCTGTTGTCGGTTTGTGGAAACGCTGGACCTCCGTTGTTCATTTCTCACCTCGCACAAGTTCGATGACGGGCCACCAATTGACGATCAGCGGCACAACAAAGATCACAACAAGGGCCGCGCATCTCATACCTCCCCCTTCAGCACTTTTGCTGCGTGCAAGTAGTAGTTGTACTGTCCACCAGACCGCTCGTGCAGGCGCTCTAGGATCAGGATGCACCGATCACGCTCGGTTGCGGCGACAAGGGCGGCGAAGCGTTCAAGCTGTTCTGCCTCGTCAAACATCCAAGCATCACCGTTAGGCAGTTCTGCAATGTGGCCTCCCGCCTCTTTCGCCATCCTGATGATGTCGTCTCGGTTCATTTCGCGCCACGCTGTTCGGCTTCCATCTCGCGCAAGTCCATCGCCACGTCCGCGACGCCGTGCCAGTCGCACCGTGCGATCATCACTTGCAGGTACTGAATCAAAATTGCTCGCTGCTCTTCGTAGCTCACGATTGCATCTCCTTGATGAGTTGATCTACGTCTTCCTTCGACCAGACCACGCGCACGTTCTGCTGTAGTCTTTGCATCTCTGCGATGAAGATGTTCTGCAAGGTCGACAGGCGACCGCCTTCTTTCTTCACCTCAACAAACCACACCACGCCTTGCGGCAGCACCACCAGCCTGTCCGCCACGCCACGGTTCGAGGGCGAGACAAACTTGTACGCCACGCCGCCGATCTCTTTGACCCGGCGCACCAGGTATCTCTCTATGTCGCGTTCAAGCAAAGTAAATCTCCCAGCGCACACGCGCGATGTTTGACGATCCAATATCATTGCGCGGCCTTGACGCGCACGACCAACCGGCACGGGGCGCAAGCGCCGCTTGAGCTTTCCAACCAGACGCGCGCAACGAAGCGCCAGTCTCATCTGCTTGCGTGTACGTCACCAATCGCTTATACCCCATCGCTTTAGCTGCCCGAGTGACTGCGCCGTACAGCTTAGAATTAGCGTTGGGCGTGCCGTCGGTGCAAGTTCGGGTGACCTCTAACGTGCGCCCGTCATCCAACGCGCGCGCTACTGGACGCCCGGCCACAGCTACACCTACAAGCGCGCCGTCAACCATCACGCCAAGGCTAAACTTATGCCCTACCGGCGGTTTGTTGTGCCTGTGGTGCTGCGCCACAAAGCCCTGCGCTTGTTTAAGCGAAAGAGGCACGATCTCCAAAATTTTTGATCTCCCACATGCTTTAAAGTTTAGACCGTTGCAAACTTCAAAGCAATGGTATACCATGCGGTTTCCGTTAGTCAACTACAGGAGATTGAAATGAACGTGATGGACCAGAACAGACAGGTGCAAACGCACCAGCAAACGGTGTACGTGTTGCGCGGGGTCACCCACGTGCCGCACTACCGCAACAAAGATATTTTCGTTGGCCTTGGCTACCCGCGCCACAACATGACGCTGTACACGGCGGCGGACTTGCTGGCGCTGGGCGCTGTTGAGAGCATCGATTTTTTGTGGTCGCGCGGTGTTGGCGGTCGTGTTAGCGTGGGGCAGCCATGAGCCATTCTAAAATCGTAGGCGGGTCGTCCGCCGAGCGCGTCATCAAATGTCCCGCCAGCGTCAAACTGGCGCAGCAAATGCCCGCGCAAGAAGAAAACGATGACATGCGCGAAGGCACACGCCGGCACGAGCTGCTGCAAGCGGTGTTGGAAGAGAAGGTTGACTCGCGCAACATCGACGACGAGAAGGTGCTGGCCGCGCTGGATCTGTTCGACAACGAAGTCGACCCGCACGGCGAGGCGCTCTTCGATCTTGAGAAGCGCGTCCACTACATCTGGAACCCCGACGTGTTCGGCACTGTCGACATGATTGGCGTGCTCGACAAGGACACCGCGTACGTGCTCGATTGGAAGACCGGCGACGGGCACCAGGTGACGGCGGAAGAGAACTATCAGTTGCTCTTCTACGCCGCTGCGGCGCTGTCGTGCGACCATTGGGCATTCCGTGACCGGACGTTTGTTGAGCTCATCATCGTGCAACCGCCGGTCGTGCGGCGCTGGGTGACGGACAAGGCGCGTCTGCGTGAGTTCGAGCATGAGCTGCGCATGGCCCTTGCCGCTGCCGAGCGGGACACCGCGCCCCACGCAGGCGAGCACTGCAAGTGGTGCCCGGCGAAGATCATCTGCCCGGCGATGAACGGCGCGCGCGACCGTCTGGTCAAGACGCAACTCGACGCGCTGCCGATACAGGCGATTGCTGCTATCCTGCAAGACGCCGAGCGGGTCGAGGCGGTCATCGACGCCGCGCGTAAGGCGGCGCTTGCGGTCCTTGAGAAAGGCGGCCAGGTACCGGGGTATAAACTTGTACCGAAGCGCGCTCAGCGCTCATGGGCCAACGAACAAGACGCCAAGCGCGCGATTGAGGCGCTGGGCGTTGCGGAGTCTGAACTGATGGACCTGAAGAGTCCCGCGCAGGTTGAGAAGGTGCTGAAGACGCACAAGCTCAAACTGCCCGAGGGTCTGACGGTTTCTGTCAGTTCTGGCGACACCATCGCACCGGAGAGCGATCCCCGGACCGCGAAGGTGCTAATCGGGCAGCAGCTCACTGCGGCCCTCTCTAAACTTGTGTAAAGGTGATAATAATGAGTAATTTAGTAAAGTTCGCTCAAGCAGGTCTTCCCGCTGTTCAAACGCTCGCCACCAGCCTTCGCACGCTGGAAACCGTAGCGCCCATGTCGTCTGCCATCATCAAGATGGACAAAACGGGTCATTGGGTCTACGGCGCAGATCAGACCGAAGCTGAAGATGACGCCCGCTGGGCGGTCAATCCTTTCTCGTTTGTCCACGGCTTCATCGCGTGGGGCGACGGTGAGGTGCTGGCCGAGAAGATGTCGTCTGTGACCCAGCCGCTGCCAGAGCTTGACGCCGCGCCCCCAAGCGCGAAGAAGGGCTGGGAGCAGCAGGTAGGGCTTATGTTGAAGTGCCTGACTGGCGAAGACGCGGGCCTTGAGTGCCGCTACACCACCACGTCAGTCGGCGGTAAGCGCGCCGTGCAGCAATTGGCGGTGGCGATTGCGGCGCAGGTGGAGAAGGATCCCGAACGCCCCGTGCCTATCGTGACGCTGGGCAAGGATCACTATCAGCATAAATCGTATGGACGCATCTACACGCCGGTCTTTGAGATCGTCGAATGGGTGTCGATGGATGGTGAAGAAGCAGCGGAAGAAGCGCCTGCCGCTGAGGCTGGCGAGCAACCCCGTCGTCGTCGTCGCGCCGCCTGATGTCCGACGTCCAGCCGGAGGTGACGGATAACACCGGCAGCAGGCGCGACATTCTATCTGTCTCCTCGGAGGTCGTGAACCTGCGGACAGCCCGGAAAGACGGGCATCCACTACACTAAGGTGCAATATGAAAGTTCTTGTTGCGTGTGAGTACAGCGGCGTCGTGCGCGACGCTTTTCTTCGCGCAGGTCATTACGCGCTGTCGTGCGACCTACTACCCTGCGAATCGACCGCCTCGGGCGACCATTACCAAGGTGACGTGCGTGACGTGCTTGACCACGGTTGGGATCTGATGATCGCGCATCCGCCATGCACACACTTGGCTGTCAGCGGCGCGAGATGGTTCAAGGACAAACAAGTAGAACAGGCAGAAGCGTTGGACTTTGTACGACTGCTTTTAGACGCGCCGATCAAACGGATTGCGTTGGAGAATCCGATCAGTATCATCAGCAGCCGCATTTGCAAGCCTGACCAGATTATTCAGCCGTGGATGTTCGGCCATGGCGAAACGAAAGCGACCTGTCTGTGGCTAAAAAATCTTCCGCTTCTTCAGCCCACCAATATCGTTAGCGGTCGAGAGCAGCGCATTCATAAAATGCCGCCGAGTCCAGATCGATGGAAGGAGCGCAGTCGAACCTACCAAGGCATAGCTGACGCGATGGTGGCGCAATGGGCGTAGTTTGGCTTGACTTCGAAACGCGCAGCGAGTGTGACCTGCCCGCTCGCGGCCCGTACAACTACTCTCGCCACCCGTCGACGCAGGTGCTCTGCATGGCGTATGCGATAGATGATGGCGAGGTCGAGCTTTGGACGCCTGATCAGCCGTTTCCGCGTGAGATCCTGACGCATCAGATCCGCGCGCACAATGCGGCATTCGAGCGTCTGATTCTTTGGTACGTCCTCTGCCCCGATCTTGACCTGCCGGAGCCTGCGCTCGAGCAGTTCTACTGCACCGCCGCGCAAGCGCGATCGAACTGCGCGCCTGGTAGCCTTGAGGACGTCGGGCGGTTCGCGGGCGCCAGCATGAAGAAAGACCACAAGGGTGCTGCGCTCGTGCGGAAGTGCTGCCTGCCACCGTTCAAGCACACGCCCGACGACTTGGCCGCGCTCTTCGAGTATTGCAAGCAGGACGTGCGCGCCATGCGCGCGATCAGTCAGAGTCTGCGTGAGTTGTCGCCCGAGGAACTGGCCGACTACCATGTCAACGAGCGCATCAACGACCGAGGCGTGAAGGTTGACGTTGAGCTGTGCCACGCCGCCATGCGCTACAGCGAGGCCGAGCGGGTCGAGATCGAGGCGCGGGTTGTCGAGCTGACCGAAGGCGCGGTGACGTCCGTGCGGTCGCCTAAGATGCGCGCTTGGGTGCTCGAGCGCCTTGGGCCTGAGGCGCGGAAGCTCGCCCGATCAAAAGACAAAGACTCGATTGACAAGACCGTGCGAGCGAACTTGCTTGCGATGGAGAATCCTGATGAGGTACCGCCCGCTGTTGCCGAGGTCATCCAATGCGCAGATGATCTCTGGGCGTCGAGCACTGCGAAGTTTGGCCGCCTCGCGTCGCTGGCTGATGACGAAGATCAGCGTGTGCGAGGCGCATTTGTATTTGCTGGAGGCGCAGCGACAGGCCGCGCTGCGTCATATGGAGCGCAGGTCCACAACTTCCCTCGGAAGTCCGCCAAAGAGCCCGCTGAACTTCGACACGCCCTCGTTCGAGGCCACGCTGTCGTGCCTCGGTTCGGAAAGCGGGTCACCGACGCCCTGAAGTCAATGCTTCGCCCCGCGCTGGTGGCCGATCATTCGTTTGTGGTCGCTGACTGGTCGGCCATTGAGGGCCGGGTCAATCCGTGGCTATGCGGCGCTGAAGACAAGCTCGACATTTTCCGTCAGCGCCTTGACCCCTACAAGGTCAACGCGGCGGCCACCTACGGCGTGCGTTACGAGGACGTCATGGACGAGCAGCGCCAGGTCGGCAAGGTGCAGGAGTTGGCGCTAGGGTTCGGCGGTAGCACCGGCGCGTTCGCTGCGATGGGCCGGGGCTATGGCGTGCGGTTCGAGGAAGCGCAAGCGCGTCGGATCGTCGACGCCTGGCGCCGTGCGAACCCGTGGGCCGTGATGTTCTGGCAAGACCTTGAGCGCGCGTACATGTCCGCGATGCGGCACCCTGGCCATGAGTTTACGGCGGGCCGTATAACGTATGTCTACGACAAACAGCACCTCTGGTACATGCTGCCGAGCGGTCGCGTGCTCTGCTACCCGTTTGCCAAGTTCGAGGGTGAGCATCTGACCTACGCCAAGGCGTCATGGAAGCCGGCGGCTGATGCGACCGAGTGGCCGCGAGCGCGCTTGTGGGGCGGGCTCGCTTGCGAGAATGTGACGCAGGCAAGCGCCCATGACATTCTGCGTGCTGCACTGCGTCAATGCGATGGCGTGGTGGCGCACGTGCATGACGAGATCGTTATCGAGACGGCTGAACCTGAGAAGGCGCGCGCCGAGCTTGAGCGTATCATGGTGACCCCGCCCGACTGGGCGGTCGGTCTGCCGCTCGCTGTAGAGGTCAAGGTAACGACCCGCTACAGTAAATAAAAACGCCCGCTGGCAGGCGGGCGTGAACTACAGGAGAAGGTATGAATTTCGAGCAGTTTATCATCAATCTGGCGCCCGAGGGCGAGACAGCGTTATTCGTGCGCCAGAAGCCACGCAGGGACGCGAATGGCGAGTTGCAGTACCACGCCGACGGCGCGCTGAAGGCGTCGTGGCCGGCATCGTTGCCGGATCTGTCGCGGGTGCGTGAGGGCGCCTGGTACGGCAACACCGGCAGCTTTGTCATCGATCGGTTCGAGCAGGGGCGCCCGTCTGCGAGCGCGGCCAATGTCGACTATGTGCTGGTCATGGTGCTGGATGACGTGGGCGAGCCTAGCAAGGCGCCGCGCACCTCGCCTGTCCCGCCGACGTGGGTGATGGAGACGAGCGAGGGCAGCTTCCAGTGGGGCTATGCCTTTGACCCTGAGGACCAACCGACCAAGGCGGCTTACAGCGCCGCTATCCGCGCGATTGCCGAGGCCGGTTACAGTGACCCTGGCGCGATCAATCCTGTCCGCAACTTCCGTCTACCGGGCTCGGTCAACCTGAAGCCGGACAAGGGCAGCTTTCAAGCGCGTCTAGTCGAGTTCCACCCCGAGCGCGTCTACCGCCTGCCGGACCTTTGCGCCGCTCTCGGCGTCGACCCCGGCCCGGACGACAGCGCGGGCCTGCGGCCGGTGCGCCTGTCGGATGACGGGGCTGATGACGTGCTGGCGTGGCTGTCGGCGCAGGGGCTCGTGCTGTCGCGCCCGAATCCAGAGGGCTGGGCGGGGGTCGTCTGCCCTAACAGCGCCGACCACAGCGACGGGAACCCCGAAGGCCGGTATCTGGGCCTCACGCGCGCGTATTGTTGTTATCACGGCCATTGTGGCGATTGGGACAGCGCCCGGTTCCTCGCGTGGGTCGCCGAGCAGGGTGGACCAAAGCATACGCCTGGCCTACGCGACGAGCTTCTGACGCAGCGCATGTCCGAGGTCATGTCGCGCCTGACGCCGACCGAGGATTACCCCGACGCCGCTGCGGCGGTCGTGGCCGAGGTCGAGCGCCGCGAGGCCGGGCGGCTTGAGCGGGCCGA